GAAATACGAAAGGAAATAAGAAATGGCAGTGCAAAACACCCCCGACACCCCGGCACAATCCGCCGCGCAACAGGCCGACAACATCAACCCGAAACACTACCGTCAACACGTCTACGAGTGCATCGAATTTACGATGCACATGAATTTCAACCTTGGCAACGCCTTCAAATACATTTGGAGGCACAAAGAAAAAGGCGGGCGTGAAGACTTGGAAAAGGCGGTTTGGTATCTCGAGCGGCAACGAGACGACTCCCCTAAGTTTAAAAAACTTAAATGCAGACACTATGACGAAATGTACGGTGATCTGAATGACTGCGGGTTTGATAGGGACACGGCGGACGCGCTGCGTAGCGTTTTATTCATTGCCTACTACGGCAACAATCATGACAGTGAAGATAATTTCGCGTGGGCACTTGCCTGTGTCAGAAAACTGCTTGCGGCGGTATCGGATAAAGGGGAATGAAAATGAAAAACTGGTTAATCGAGAAATTGGGCGGCGTGAGTAAGAAAGACTATGAGGAGGTTATTCAGACCGCTGAGCGATTGAGAAGCACTGTGACAGATTACAGTCAGAGGATTTCAGACGGCCTGAAAGAAAAAGCCGAAATGAGAGCAGAAAAAGCCGAAATGGAAAAGGCGGCGGAAATGGTCAGTGCGAACCTGTCGGAAACAATCAGCAGTCTGAACGAAGAAAAACGCACTTCCAACGGCTTGATGGCAAAAATGACCGCTCAGACGCAGAAAATCGAAGAACTGCAAGCGGAAATCGAAGCGAAGAACGCAGAGCTTGCACGAGTGAAATCAGAGATTATCGCAATCTCAAAAATTAAAGCCGATACGACATTGAAAACAGAAAACCAACGTTTGCGCGCTGAAGTGGAGTTACTGAAACGAAACAAATTCAAGCGAGGCCGCAAATGATGACGATGTTTCTAATTGGGCTTGGTGCGATAGCAGCACTGATTGGGATTGTTGAATGGGTCGCAAAGAAAGTACGCAACCAAGACAATGACGATGATTGGGGTGGGCATTGTCAGTATTAATCCCGATTGAGCAAATATTAGAGGCGGCGGAAAGGGCAAATGTTCTTTCCCTGCCATATCCGATAAGCACTAACCGATACTGGAAAACATTTCGGAATCGGCAAGTATTAAGCAATGAAGCGAAAGCGTACAAGCTTTGCGTTTCCCACGCGGCGGAAAGGGCAGGTTTTAGGCCGTCTGAAAAAGATGTAATCCTGTTTGTCAGCCTGGTGCCGAAGATGAACAAGGACGGCAAAGCAAGCAAGGTAATACTAGACCTTGATAACTGCCTAAAAGTCGCTGTCGATGCCTTGCAAGGGGTTGTCTATCACAACGACAACCAAGTCAAGTTTATTTTATCAACATATTCAAGCGAGCCAAGAGAGGACGGCGGGCTTGATATTGGGATTGCGGAGATTTGAGAAGTGGCTAAATTTTTTTCGATTGTTTCATCATTGATTTTTCTACACTTTGGTTATTTTCTTGCTGGAATTTTAATCAAATTGGATTTGACTAAAAAAATAACCATTCGGCTTGATGCCAAAAATGTAACGACAATCACGCCTATGTATTTTTTTGTTGTTGCGTGGTTTGCAATTCTCTGGGGGTTTTTGCTTTTGTCATTCTTCTTGTTTGGGAAGAGTGCATAAATGAGTAAAACCAAAGAGGAAAAGAAGCACCTTGAGCGTGTGGCCTCTATCGGTTGTATCGTCTGTCGTAATGAGGGGCGGTACAACATACCGGCAGAGGTGCACCATGTCCGAAACGGTGCAGGCATGGGTAGGCGCAATAGCCATTTTGAAACGATACCGCTATGCCCTGCACATCATCGGACTGGTGGAGTAGGAATAGCCTTTCACGCCGCGCCGCGAACGTTTGAGAGCTTATACGGGACGGAAAGGGAATTGTTGGAACAGGTTGAGAATATTTTAAATTGGCAGTAAATCAGCAAGGAAGAACCGTTAAATGCAAAGCGTAGCGTATAGGCTGACAAAAGATAACAAGCGGCCATTGATGACGACCATCTACAACAATCTAGGCGCGTGGTTAGAGGCAAACGCAGAGCTTGAAGTTTGTATCAGGCCGCACAAATCCAAACGGAGCATAGAGCAAAACAGGCGGTTATGGAAAATCTACGGCGAATTAGCAGATAAAGCATGGGTAAACGGCAGGCGATACAGCGCGGAAACATGGCACGAATATTGCAAAGGAATGTTTCTAGGCTATGAGTTAAAGGCCATGCCGGATGGTACGGAGCTTAAAACGCCAATCAGCACGACAACGCTAAACACGGCAGAAATGACAGACTACCAAAACCGCTTGCAATCGTGGGCGGCTGGGGAATTTGGGATAATTTGGGAGTTTTAGGTGTGAGATGGTTTGTGAGATGGTTGTTGATTAAACAAAGGCAGCTTGTTTGTAATCATGATGATTTAGAGGTTCATGAAATCGGCTCTTTTGAAACATATCAAACATGTAAGCGATGTGGTAAGTGCGGGAAATTGGGGGATTTTTAATGTTGGTACAGTGCAACGAAGAAACCGGCAGGCGGTGCGGGGAATCGCATGGGCGGTCTAAGCTGACGGACAAAGAGGTTGAGATAATCAGGCGGCTTAATGAGCAGGGTGTCAATTATCATATTTTGGCGCGTAGTTTTGATTGTTCGCCCGAAACGATTGGGCGCATTTGCCGTTGTGAAATTCGCAATGTGATTAAAGTAAAGTGGAAAAAATTAAATGCTGACTGAACAACAAAAACGATTTATCGAAGAATATTTGATTGATATGAACGGGGCGCGGGCGGCACGGGCGGCGGGTTATTCGGAATCGGCGGCGCGTGAAACCGCATCACGCCTGCTTAAAAAGCCGGAGGTTGCCCAAGCTGTCCGAGAGGCGCGCGAAAAACTCTCGGAGCGTACGGAAATTACACAAGACTGGGTATTGCAACGCTGGGCGGCAATCGCCGATGTGGACAAGCGCGCGTTTTTTGATGATGCCGGCCGCCTGCGCCCTGTGAGCGAGTGGACGCGCGAAATGGTATTGGCGGTCGATGGCCTTGATGTAACGGAAACAGAGGGCGAAATCGCCGTAAAGGTGTCGAAACTAAAACTGTCGAGCAGCAAAGCCGCGTTGGATAGTATCGCCCGTCATTTGGGTATGTTTAAGGATAAGGTCGAGGTGTCAGTTGATGAGACGCTGGCGGATCGTATAGCACGGGCAAAGGCGCGTTTAAAATGATGGATCTGAACAGCCAAATCATCGAAGCCGCCGTCGCGTATCAGCACGACCCATTGTCTTGGGCTATGTTTGCCTATGATTGGGATAATGGCGAATTGGAGGGTTATAAATCCCCGCGCGCGTGGCAGGCGAAAATCATGGAAGATGTGAAAAACCATCTCTCCAATCCTGAGACACGCCATATGCCGTTGATGATCGCGGTTGCGAGCGGCCACGGTATCGGCAAATCAGCGGAAATTGGGATGCTGATTAATTGGGCATTGTCAACGTGCGAAGACAGCAAGGTCGTTATCACGAGTAATACGGAGACACAGTTGCGCACCAAAACCGCGCCTGAAGTGGGTAAATGGCAACGCTTGAGCATAACGGCGGATTGGTTTAACGATGCGGTTATGAGCATCACGGCAAAAGACCGTCTGAATACCAAGACTTGGCGGGCTGACTTTGTGCCGTGGTCGGAGCATAATACGGAGGCGTTCGCAGGTCTGCACAATAAGGGTAAGCGCATCATGCTGGTGTTTGACGAGGCGTCGGCGATTGCGGATAAGGTGTGGGAGGTGGCCGAAGGTGCACTGACCGACGAGGACACGGAGATTATTTGGCTTGCTTTTGGAAACCCGACGCGAAATATCGGGCGATTCCGCGAATGCTTCCGCCGGTATAAGCATCGCTGGATAACCTACCAAATCGACAGCCGCACGGTCGAGGGGACGAACAAGGCGCAGATGCAAAAATGGGCGGAGGACTACGGCGAAGAGTCGGACTTTTTCAAAATCCGCGTGCGCGGTATGTTCCCGTCAATGTCTGCCCGTCAGTTTATTTCGGAGAATGACGTATCGGCAGGGTATGGTAAGCATATCCCCAAATCGCAATATGAGTTTGCGCCGAAAATCATCACGGTTGACCCGGCGTGGGAGGGTGACGACGAATTTGTGATCGCGATACGGCAAGGTTTGGTGTTTAAAATTCTTGAGACGTTCCCGAAAAACGATAACGACCTGATTGCCGCGCAAAAAATCGCACGGTATGAGGATGAGTATAAGGCGGACGCGGTATTTATCGACGCGGGATTTGGTACTGGCATTAAATCAGCCGGGCAGGGATTGGGTCGTGATTGGAAATTGGTGTGGTTTGCCGGTAAGTCTAATGACGTGGGCTGCTACAACAAGCGCGCGGAAATGTGGAAAGCGGCGCGTGATTGGCTGAAGAGTGGCGGTGCTATACCTGACGACCCGATGTTGCGCGATGAATTGCAAGCTCCTGAACTTGTCCCGCGTGTTGATGGGAAAATACAAATCGAATCCAAAAAAGAAATGAAATCGCGCGGCGTCCCAAGTCCGAACCGTGCCGATGCGTTGGTTATATCGTTTGCGTATCCTGTCATGAAAAAAGAATTGGTCGGTCGTGATGGCGGGGCGCAGGTTCGCAAGGATTATGATTCAATTTAAAAAAACAAAGGCCGTCTGAATTTCAGACGGCCTTTCTCTCATTTATTCTTCAAATATTCCAACAATTTCAGCCATTTAGTGTGAGGCATATTCGCAAAACTGCTCATGCTTGGGCTTGTTTCCCATTTCTGGGCGGTTTTTAGTGTTGATTCTGTTATATCGGCAACATTCTGCTGTGTCAGCCGATACTCACGGCGTAATGCCTTCAAATTGTTTGGCGTGTAGCCTAGCTCAGCATTTTCAATCATAAAATTCCCCATCTTCTGATAACATCAAATCGTCTGCCGTGATTTGGTCGCAGACTTTTTTCAGACTGTCTAGCCATTCCGCCGTAACTTCAGGGCGGTTATTGTCCAAAAATATAAAATCCGACAGCCATAACCCGATATTCGAGCGGTAGGCGAGGCGTCCTGTTTTGCTATCTTCGACCATATCGCCGTTGACAGGCTTTGCCGGCATTGTTCCTGTGTATCTGTCGTCTAGTGATTTCCGCGCAAGAAATCGAGGGTACCGCGTGTGAACAACAAATTCGTCTGTTTCGGTGCGTGATTCGCCGTGAATGATTGCCGGGTAGCGGTTGAAAATATTATTCTTGCTCATGATTCGCTTTCAAAAAAGCCGCCATATTTCAGGCGGCTTGACGATTATCTGTTTTTGATGATTTTTTCAATTTCTGAAATCCAATAGCCGCTATGAGGTTTTTTTGCATAGCCTTTAATGATTTCATCTGAAAGTTCAACTTCGCCATATTCTGTCAAAGTGCCGATTGCATATTGATGGCGATACACTTTATAAGTGTTTCCTGACAGTTTTTCGAGGTGATATGAACAAGTTTTGATGATTTCCATTTTGATTTCCTTTCGATTTATCCTTGAGGCCGTCAAGGTGTCGGTGGCAGACCTTGTTGTCTGTCCATGTGTGTATATTACCTATTTAAGCGAGGTAATGCAAGAGTTTTTTTTGATTATTTTGATATGTTATTGATTTTATTGATAATTAAATTTAAAAGAAAATCCCAATGTTAACGATTAATAACATTGGGATTGTTTTACTGTACTGCCTCTGATAAAGCCTTGTGTCGTGCTTTGCAGTCATTGTACAAGTGGACTACCTGTAACGACCACGGCAATATCTCTGCGCCGGTATTGCCTGATAGTTTCGGCAGTTTGGGGCATGGCTGCACCAAATCGGCGGGAGGTTTAATCGCCGTCGGCAATGGCGGCGTTGATGACTGACACGCCGTCAGAATCGATGCACACGTTGCGATAAACAGGGCGTTCAACGATTTTTTGCACTTCAACATATCTAATCCTTTCTTTTTCTTCTCGTTCGGCTTTTTGGTCTTGGTACTTCTCGGACTGTGCGCGTTGCTCTTGGGCTTTCTTTATGGCTTCTTCTTTCAGGCGGTTCGATATTTCCAATGTCATATCGTCGCGCCCTTTTTGGTAGGCTTTTTTAACGCTTGCGTCCCACCAAAAAACAAGACCGATGATGGCGATAATTACAGCGAGATACCGCCAGTATTTTTTAAGCAATATCAGTATCATAACGTTTTAACATCTCCGTAAGTTTAATAGTTCTTGCTCGGCTTGCTCAAAAGCCGCAAGGTCTGCGTTTTCGCTTGCCTCTCGGCTTAATCATGCGCTCGCAAAACTCTTTAGGTGTCATTGCGCCGCCATGCAGTTGTTGTAACGTTTTTGGGTGCGCGTCCATACGCCTTTGCAACCGCGTGGACCCCAGTTGCTTGGACGGCTACAATCGCGCCCAGCGGCGAAGCGGTAACGTAACAGGGCACGGCAGGCTGCTACATGGTTGCCCTTGAGTAACTCGCGGCGCATGGATGATGTGTAAAATTTTTGCGCGCCGAAGTTGTAAAAGAAGTCGATATAAACATCATATTCGCCTTGAGATAACTCAACGCCGGGCAACATGGCTTTCATTTTCGCTTCGTCTTTTCCGACGTGGGCGCGTAGCATCTTATCGGCTCGCTCACGACTGACGGGCGGGTCGGAGATTTTGACCTTGCTGCCGTCCTCGTAAACGGTGCTGCCATGCCCGACCGTCGCAACCTTGCCGATGTCGTGGTAGGGTTTGGAGCGGTATCCTTCCTCCGCCTTGATGCCAAAGATGGCAATGACAGACGCGCTAAGGATGGCGATGGGGACTTTGTGATTAATCTTCATAACAGTTTCCTTTCTTAATTTTTTCTTTTCGCATTTCGTGCAATTCTTCGGCGCGGCGGTTTTCCTTGTAGCGGTAGTAAACATTGACTATAAAACCTCCTGCGGCGATGACTAGGCCTGTAATGGCAATCCAATCAATGCCGCCAAGCGCTCCTGCGATTCCGACGCTTGCCCCGCTGTATGTTGCGTTGCTGGCGTAATTTGATACTTGTGAGGCTGCCTGTACGGACGTTTCCAATTTGTTCATTTTTGTGCTTTCTGTAAATGCCGCCCGACTGGGTCAGGCGGCGGCTTGGTTATTGCAATACTTCGGGTTTAACTTTCTTGACGATTTCAAGGGCGGCAGATTGAAGCTCTGCATCACTCAGACTGCGACCAAAGAATGCCAAGTCTTTGCCAATATCAACGGATGCCATGCCGTTGCCGTTGTACGCCGAACCAATAGTGATTCGGTCTGCACCTGTGCCTATGTTCATGCTGATAACGTAGGTCTTGTTGAAAGACAGCTCTTCGTTTTTATAAGCTTTACCATCAACAGTAACGCCGATTGGTCGAGTAATTCGGAATTTGTCCTCTGTGCTGCCCTCGACAAAAACAATTTCGCCATCTACCGCTGTGTTTGTTGCTGATTTAAATGCACCTGCAACAATCGCACCAGTTTTCCGACGACCGCCAAGATTGATGACCTTGATTGGGAGGAGTAGTGTTGTGATTCGCTCTGTCAGTGGCATACTTGCCAAGCCGTAGGCACCTGCTGAAGCTCTTGCAATCTTCAGGCGGGCACGAATAACGCCGCCATCCTTATCGATTAAGCCGGGATAATCTTTTGGTGTTGCTCCTTCCTCGCCTTCGACTTTGGCAATGCTGAATTGACCGTCCGCACTGCTCACGCTTTCAGTTGTTGCGCCGTCCCAGTTAAGCGTATAAGTTGCCGCCGGTGCGGTTACTGTCGCGGTTGGCTTGGCTGCCGCGTAAATCTCTTCCCATGTTTTCGGAGTAGCTGATTCTGCCGGTAACGCTTTCGGTGTTGCTGATTCGGCATTGGTGGTTGCGCCCTCAAAAGTAATGACTTCCTCTCCCGCTTTGTTGTTGTAAACGTTCACGTTTGCGGCGGGAACGTTTGTCAGGTTGATGAACTTACCTGTAAAGCTGTCTTTTGTAGGGCCTGTCCAAGTGTTGTTCATAATCTCAAACTTGGATGTACTGTTTTGAGATTGCGAGGCAAAGCCGAATTGATAACGACGGACGCCGGCATACTGTAATGTGTTGCCGTTGAATTTAATCAGCGGTCGAACATCGGTCTTGAAGAACATGATGTCGTTGTCTGCTTGGTCGGCAGTCTTGCCAAAGTTCAGGGTATTGCCGCTTACTTCAAACACGCCGCCGATTTCTCCGCTTCGATTCGTTTCTTGAATGTAGAACGGTGTTTCGACTACCTGCTCAAGATTGACCGTGTTGTTTTTAAATACAAAATCGCCCAAGCCGTTATGACCCGGACCGGCACCGAAGAAGATGTTATGAACATTCTTGCCGTTGATTTTGTTGCCTGAAATTTCGGTATTCAATCGGACGTGCGTTGCTTGCTCGTTGTTTCGGATTTCAATCACGCGGTGTACGCCACGACCGTCCCATTCAATATCTTTGATTTCATTGTTTTTGATAGTGATTGATACTTTTGCCGGTTGATTTCGCCAAGCTTGATTTGGCTGTGATTTGTTTTCAATGCGAATTGATGTGTACCGGTAGTAGTCGCGGTTCCTGTCATTTTCATATTCAGGGTAGTCGTCATCTTTAGCGAGGCGGAATTTCGGATCTTGAATGATTGTGTTACCCTCGATTTCAATCTTGCGCTGCGGATAACCGCGGCTTTCAATGGCAATACCGAATAAGCGGTTGCCCTCGATGTGGTTATCTTTGACGATAAAATCGTAGGCGTCGTGCGAGTCAATGCCCTTGCGGTAGTTGTAAATCGCACGGTTGCCTGAAATTTCCATATTCACGTTGACCGAACCTGCGCCAGAAGCGAAGCCGTAACCCGTGCCGCCGTCTTTCTCGTGGCCGTTACGTTCGAGGACGTTATTCTTGATTTGGCAGTTGATTTGATTCGCCGCGGAAATACCGGCGACGCGGTTGTGGTGGCAGTAACAGTTGACGACACGGTTGTTCATGGAGTGGTGCGTCAGGTTGTCAACACTCAATTCGCCACGGAATACCTTGTCGTTATCGGTAAATGCCGCCTCGTTACTTGTCAGGTAAATACCCATGCGGTTTGCGCCTGTTGATTCAACATTCTCGACAAGACAGTTATTCGAATTGTTGATGTGGATGTTGTTGATCGCGCCGAAATAGGTGTTCCCCTCGCGGTAAAATTCGCCGGTGTATTCGATTTTGAAGTCTTTCAAAACCTTGTCTTTTACGCCGTTAATCAAAATACCGCCGAACCAACGGGCATCGGTTTTATTGGTCTCGGGGTCCCAATCGATTTCTTGCCCCCAGCCGTATTTCAGGACGGTTTTGTCACGGCCTGCACCTTTAATGCCTTTGACGTTCGGGAAGTTCTGCTTCGTGATTTTGATTTGGAACGGCAGTTCGTAAATACCCTCTTCCAATTCCACCATCGCGGCATTCTTTTCAGCCTCTTCCAGCTTCATCATCAGTTGCACGGTGTTTTTGAATTTGCCCGTGAGACCGATAGCTGCATTATCAAAATTGCCGCCCGTCATTTTCAGCTTTTCTTGGATGGCTTTGATTTGTTCAGACATGATTGCCATGCCCTTTTCGTAGTTGGTATTGCCGACTAGATTCATGCTCATGGTTGTTTAACTCCTAGATATTTTCTAAGTTCGTTTAAAAAATTCTCACTAACACCGTCTTGCTTGCTGTCTTGGTGTGTGTATGGTTTGCCGAAGTAATTACTTAACTGCGCCAAAAAGTTCTCGCTGACGCCACTTTCATCGGGCAGTTTTGAATAGGCGGAATAGCCAAAATAAAGCTGCATATCACGCAAAAATCGTTCACTGACGCCGCTTTCATCGGGGATGTTTGAATATCCGCCGTCCTGTGTGATTGCGCCAAGCTGAGTAAATAAATCGCTGATTGACAGGTTCACGCGCCCAGATTCGTTGAAAACGTATTCTTCAATTTGGCGCGCCTTTTCCTGTACTTCCGCCGATCGTTCGCTAAAAGCGGCGTTCAGGTTGTCAACGGATAATCGGAATCGGTCGGACTGGTCGGTAAACTCTTTCTTGCTTTCTCCCAGTGTTTTGTTGAACTCCTCGACCGTGCCGTTAAATGTTCCGACCTGTTTCTCATACCCGCGCACATCTTGCTGGAATTGTTCCACCTGCTGCGGGTAGTCGTTGTTGACTATTCGCGTGCCGTCTGCGCTCCATGAAAGCCCTGATTTCGGTTCAGGATTTGGGATGGCTAAGTTGATTTTCTTGTCAGATGTAATGGGTTGGTGCAATGTTCGACGCAATCGGTCTAATAGTTGCAGTGTCAAGATAAGTTGTCGGTCAAGACTGGCGTTTAATACCTGCGGATAAAAACCGCCCTGATTTGTAAACGTGGTAGGTTGCGTATAAATCCACCCGCTCACGATAATCATCCTTCGTCCTTCAGGGAGTGGGTCAATAAGTGTGATAGACCCGCCCGGATTGGTGTCTTGATTGGCGTTTTTTGACACTGTGTACTCTTCGCCAAATGCAAGCTTCACCTCGTCCGTTCCTGCTTTGTTTGACGTATAGACGGCAACGTCGGCAGGGTTGAAAATCTTGAAGCTAAAGGGGTATGTTCGCTCTCCACCGTTGCCGATGAAAAAGCCCGTCTTGACGCTTTGAGAATGGATTGCCATAAAAAAAGCCTCTTTTGGAAATACCTAATGATATTTCTCAAAGAGGCTGTTATATGCAGGACTGATTAATTGCCTTGGTGTCCCATCAATAACGCTGCCGGATTGTCGGTCTCGTCATCTTGTAACGCTTCTGCTCCCTTGATGGTTCGGTTGATTTGCGCGGACGGCAAGCCAAAAGCGTCGCCCAATAGATTGACGCTCGCCCTGACAAATGCGCTGTCAAATTCGCCCTGTACCGCCTGTTGTACGAATTTGAATCCATCGTCAATCGGTCGCAAACCTGACGGGCCTGCATAGCCATAGAATCTGTCGCCGGTTGCGATATTGGCAAGCTGGGTCAGTTCTCGCCCGTAAACAAACAAACCGAGCAGGAAGCTGATTTGCTCTTTTGCCAGTTTCTTCGCTAAATCGTCATCGTCGTCGCCCGGTATCAGTGCGGATTTCATTAGGGTGGTAAGCGCGGTCGGCACGACGTAAATCATCATCAAATTCGCCGCCAATTTGGCTTTGCTTTTTTGTGTTTTGGCTTCGACAAACCCCTGATTTAGGGCGGTATTCATGTAGGCATAGAACACGGTAAACAGCTTTTGGGTATTGCTCCCGCGCTCAAATGCCGAAAGGTCTTTGATTTGTCCTCCGCCCTGTGTGTCTAGGACGGTTTGGTCGGCAAGTTTGATGGCGGTGTCCAGGTCTTTGCCGCTATCCATCGCCTTTGCAAGCGCTCCATGCCAAATGGCGGTATCGACGACCTGCTGCATTTTCATCATCAGCCAGTATGAATACTTATTCAGGAATTTACGGATTTTGCCTGCGCCGTTGATGGTTGCCGCTACTTCTCGGATTTCGCGCAATCGGGTGTTGCCACGATTGCGCATAAATTCCGACTGCTCCATTGCTGTCCGCGTTGCCTTGATGGGGTGGGTGGTGTATTGTGACAAACCTGCCCACGCATATTTCCCACCAAGACGGGTAACGGCAGGAATGAAGCCTGTAAGCTGGACGGCTGCCGATACGACGTTGAAACCAAGCCCGGTCATGCTGACGTTTTGGCGCAGCAATCCTGAGTATTTATCTAAACCTTCTACGGGGGCGGTGTTGCCGCGGGCAATATCTTCAAGGGCTTTGTTTAATTGCTGCTTCGCCTGTGCGCCCAACGTTTCGCGGATTGCCTTGTCAATACTGCTTGATTTCAATAGGCGTGCAGCGTCAATGACGGCTTCGCGGTGCGTTATGTCGTGGATGATTTCATTTAGGCCGTTATAGGTAACGGACAAATCTAACAACAGTGGGCGATTCTTCACTGCTTCCGCACGGTCTTTGGTAAAGCTGTGCCGCGTGTTGGCCGCCATCTTCACCGCGCTCTTGATGTCTTCTATGTCAGTAAGGGCGTTACCGCTCTCGGCCGCCTGCGTGCTGGCGGAGTCGTATTTGGCTGGGTAATACCCGCCTCGCAATGTCAGCATCTCGCCGTCTGCGGTACGGACGGTCAGCGGCTTGGCTTCAACCCATTGCGGCTCAATGCCGACCACTTTTCTTTCCAGTTCGGCAATTTGCGGGCGGAAACTCTCGAATAAATCCCACACCTTTTGGACTGCCTGCCATTCTTTGCTGGTCAGGTTCTGCATCGCGTCCATCACTTCGGGCATATTCCAGTTGCGGACGCTGCCATGTCCGCCGCTCAATAGCCGTTGGATGTTGCCTTCATTGCCCAAGTTTAAGGCGATTGCGAACAGTTGGCGGCGTGTGAATTTCTGTCCGCCGATTTGATATTCGGCATTGCGCCAATATTCGCGGTGCGTCAGGTTGTCGTTTATCGGCTTCAGAATTTCTTCCAACTTTTGCGCCGTCTCCGCCGTCATGGTTGCTTCACGGTCGGCTGCCTCGTTGATTGGGCGGATGAAATAATTCCAAAACGCGCCGGCATCTTTGCCGCCGTCCAATATTCGGGCGATGGATGAAATTTTGATATGCCCCCACATGAAACCGCTGAAGCCGTCTTCTACACGTTCGATGTTGTTCGCCGCCGTCGATGTGCGTTTATCGTGGTCGCGTGCATTATCGCGGATTGATTCGACAATTTTGTCGCGGATTTCCTGATAGGTGCGTTTATCGCGGGCGGTCAGCATTTTGTTTTTCAGGCGGCCTAAATGCTCAATGCCTTTCACGGTGTCCACCAGTACGCGCATTTCTTCAACGGTCATCTCCCGATAATTGCGCTTCGCCTGAATCTCGGCGATATACTCGGCGTCGATGTTGTGGGCGCGTCCTTGCTCTTCCATCTTTTTGACGAACTGGAGCAGGGAAGTGCGTTTGTCCAAGTCTTTCAGGCTTGGCGCGTTGCTCAATTCCACCGATTCCAGCAAAGATTCGATTTGCTCGCGGTACTCAATATCAATGGATTTGACGACGCGGTTAAATTTGCTCAAGTATTTGCGCGCCGATTCCATTTCTTCACGGGCTTTCAAGACTTCACGCGCCATTGAATTTTGCAGCAGTTGATTGCGTTTCTGCGTGGCGGCCGCTTGAATGTCTCCCTTGCGGAATGCTTCCATGCCTGCTTTGGCGGCTTTGGCTTCGGCGCGGGTATAAACCGACGGGCGCAAATCACGGACTTTGATTTGCTCCACTTTTTCTTTTGCGTAAACAGATGCGGCTTTGCGAATCAGCGAGGCGGCGCCTGTGGCTTTTGATAACGCTTTAAATTCGGAAGCGATGACGCGCTGACGGATTTCGCTATGGGCGGCAAGGTCGGCGGCTTCTTCAAAGTCTGCTTGCGTGGGAACTTCGCCTTTTTCTGCGAGGACGTTCAGATATGCGGTTTCTTCGATAGCTTCTTGTGGCGGCTGGGCTTCGGTCAGGGCGCGGATTAAATCTTCTCCGCCTGAGAATACCGGCTCGCCGTCCTCATTCAAAATCAGGTCTGATACAAGGTCGGGGTGCATTCCGCCGTTTTTGCGCGTCATGTCAAAATCAATCAGGCGTTCAAGCTTCTGCCCGTCCACGCCCATTGCGACAAGGCTGTCATGGTCAAAGCGGACGGCGGTCAGGGCGTATGGGTTGGCTACATGGTCGCCCGCCTTTTGCTCGTGCGGAACATAGGCGGAACTGTAACGCTTGGTACCACGCATTTCATAGAAGAAGCGTTCTTCAAAGTCGCGCGGGTCTGCCTTACCTGTATCATCAACGGGCAAGTATCCCTCCTCAGTCAAAGCCTCAATCATGCTGTCGATGCTACGACCGTTTGTTTTGCGCAAAACGGGGTATCCGATATGGACGGCGGGGATTTTGTCTTTCGGGTCTAATCCGAACTGGCTAATCATCTCGTCTTTGTTCACGCCGCCAAGCTTGGCAATGGCTTCAAACAGGCTGTCATGCGTCGCGTCCACCTGCTTGTTGAACTTCGGTTTGCCGTCTCCGATGCGGTTTTCTTCGGTCATGCGGGCAGTCAGAAGCTGCCATACCCGATATACAGGCTGGCTCATGATGCTGCTGCGCGCCGCCATTTCCGCGCGGTGGAAGTCTGCTTTGTACTGTTTGCGCATCTCGCGGATTTTTCGCGCACGAAGATTACGGATAAACGCCATGTCGCGTAACGCACGGGCGGTCAGGTTGTCTTGCGCCTCCGCCGTTGCTCGTTCGGTATTGTGTCGGTATTGCGCATAATCCGCATCGTCCATACCCGCCTGTGCCGCATCTTCAAACATCGGGGTCATGCCGTTGATGTATTGAGTTTGTTGAATCTGCTCGTCGCTGGCAAACATTCTGTCAAACACGCTGCGGACTTCATCGGTCAACTCTACGTTCAGGTTTTTCAGGGATTGATATACCTGTTTCAGCCATGAACGGAAACGGCGGAACACTCCGCGCAATTCTTCGCTTGGTGCTTTGCCTTCGTACAGGTAGGCTTCAAAACCGCGCGCCCATTTTTCGTGATTCTCGCGCTGCTCGTTCAGGCTCATTGCGCCCCATGCGGCAAGGTCTTTCACGCCGAACCAATCTAAGGTCGTCTGAATGTCGGACAGGAATTGCCGCTCCTGCCTGGTCAGGTTCTCGGCAGGTTTGGCGGTCAGGTCGCGAGCGATGCGGGTATTCGTTTCGAGGAAGAAATGCCCAAGCTCATGAACAAAAGTAGAAGCGTCGGCGTTTTTCAACAGGGCAATCAGGTTATGCTCACGGCTGAACATTCCACGGTCTGCGCCGCCTTGATACAGAATGTCT